AAGGGACCCTGCCTATGGCTGTGAAGATTCTCTCTCACTCTTGGAAGTGGAAGAGGCCGTACTCAAGCACCCGCTGCTTGAGGAAGAGGCCTGGATTCGGCTGCGAGATTCCGGCCGATTCCCGCTGGTTCAATCGGAACTCGTCACGACTCTCCGAGGACGGGCCGAATTCCTGACGGGCGCGTGGCTTCTCGACCGGATCGTGCCGCCGTCTCTCGGCGGAACACTCATGGGGCACATCCAGCCGCAGATGCTGCGCGCCGTCGACGCCCTCAACGCCGGCCGATTCCGCAACGGCGTCCTCATGCCCCGCAGGTCGGCGAAGACCACCACACTGTTCTGCATCCTGCTCGGACGCTGCTACCTACGCCCGGTGCACATGGCCGGCTACACCATGCTGACCACCGCGAAGAAGACCACCGAACGTTTCCGGCTCGACATCTACGGCCCGATCGTGCGGCAGTGGCACGATAAGAAGCTCCGCCCGGTGAACCTGATCAACTCCAACGGGTTCGAGCGGGTCGAGTTCGACAACGGGTCGGTGCTCGCGATCCTCTCACCAGACGGTGACGCGATCCGATCCGGCGCCTACGACACCCTCGTCCTCGACGAGTCCGGGGAAGCGGAACCCGACAAGTGGGACGACGTCATCGCCGCGATCGTGCCCGCCTTCGACACCCGCGGCGCCGACGCGCAGCTCATCCTCGCGGGCACCGCCGGCGACTACCGGGAAGGCTCCTACTACTGGAAGGTGCTGCACGACCCCGACGCCGGGATCATCCGATACGGCGTCCCCGACGACGTCGACCCAGCGACAATGGCGTCCTGGGACGGCGGCGTCGGGGACCTCATCACCGCCATCCACCCCGGCCTCGACGGGCTCACCAGCATCGGCAAGATCCGGTCCAACTTCGACGACCTCCGCGACCGGTTCCCCCGCGAATACCTCGGCTACTTCGGCCTGGAGCACGCCGCCAACACCCTCATCCGGGCGGCGACGTGGGAAGACACCAAGCAGCCGGGGAAACCGCCCGAAGGGGTCGTGCCGCGGGCGCTGGTGTTCGCGATCCACCCCAACGGGAACTGGGCCTCCATCGGCGTCACGTGGCTCATCGCTGACGGTGCCGATCTCGCCCAAGCCGCCTGGGAACTCGACGGCACCAACCCGGACGGCACCCGGCAGACCATCGGCTTCAAGCTCATCCACCACCAGCGCTCCGCCGCCGGCATGGCCGAGAAACTGCTGCGCCTCTCACGCAACCTCAACCTGCCCATCACCTACGACGACCAGTCCCCGCAGACCAAAGCCGTCGCGCACCGGCTCGACACCGAAGCGAAGCCCAAGCCGAAGCTGAACCCGCAGTCCTCCGCGATCGTCCGGGTCGCCGTCGCGCAGCTGCTCAACGGCCTCGAACAGGGATACCTGCATCACTGGGCGCAGGACCCCCTCGACGGTGCCGCGGCCGTCGCGATCCGCAAAGACGTCGGCCCGGGCTACGTCATCGGCCGGCCCCGCGACGACGAAGCCGCCGACATCACCGCGCTGGAATGCTTCGCCATCGGCGCGCACGCCACCCCGCTCGCGAAGACCCGGCAGAAGCTCGCCCCCATCGTCATCGACTGAGTTATCCACAGGTTTCCTGGACTCCCGCCGCGGACCCCGTTTAAGTGGGCCACATGGGAATGTGGGACCGCCTCTTCGCGCCGCTGACCGCACCCACCGTCCCCTGGGAACGCCCCACCGACATCAGCGGGCTGTGGTGGCAGCAACCCCAGATCCCGCTTACCCAGATCGTCATCGACGACATCTTCGGCGACATCACCGACCTCGTCGACCGGGGCAACGCGATGAAGGTCCCCGCCGTCACCAGGGCCCGCGACCTGCTCGTCGGGTCCATCGCCGACCTGCCGTTGGTCGCGTACCGCGGCGACGACCGTCTCACCGTGCAGCCGACCTGGGCGTACCGCACCGACGTGGTCACGCCGTGGCATCGGATGGCGTTCACCATCGACGACCTGCTGTTCTACGACTGCTCGCTGTGGCTGCGGCAGAACGACGCAGACGGGTTCCTGCTCAACGCCGCCCGCGTCCCCATCGAATCTTGGGCCGTCGACGGTGAGGGCCGCATCCTCATCGAAGACAAGCCTGTAGACGCCGCCGATGTGATCTACTTCCCCGGACCCACCGGCGGCGGACTCCTCCAGAACGGGCGCGACACCATCCGCGGCGCCCGCGCCATCGACCGCGCCTGGGTCGCCCGCACCCGATCCCCGATCCCACCGACACTGTTCCAGCAGACGCAGGAAGAAACCGCGACAAGGGCGGAAATCGACGAGCTGCTGTCCGGGTGGGCGCGGGCGCGCACCAACCCGGACACCGCCGGTGTCGGGTTCGTGCCTTGGGGAATCACCCCGGTCTTCCCCGCCGCATCCGACGACTCCGCCATGTTCATCCAAGGCCGCAACGCGATCCGGCTCGACATCGCCAACCTCACGAACATCCCCGCGTCCCTGCTCGACGGGTCCACCGCTACCGCGTCCCTCACCTACGTCACCGCTGACGGACAGCGCTCATCGTTCCAGGAGCAGACACTGCGCTACTGGACCGCCCCGATCGAGCATCGGCTGTCGATGGACGACGTCGTTCCCAGGGGGCAGCGGGTGCGGTTCGACATCACCTACGAGACTCAGGTCGCGCCGACCGGCGAGCCCGGAGAGGACTAGCCATGCAACACGGCGAACTGTTCGCGAACATCGAAGACCGCACCATCCGCGGGCTGCTGATCCCCTACGGCGAAGCATCCCGCACCAACCTCACCGGCACCGACCCCATCATGTTCAGCGCCGGCACCGTCACCATCCCCCGCGACGTCACGATGGTCGGACTCAACGACCAACACGACCGGTTCCGCTGGGTCGGGCGCGCTGCGCAGCTCGACGAGACCGACGAAGGCTGGGTCGCCACGTTCGCGGTCGCGAACACCGACGAAGGCGACGAAGCCCTCGCCGCCGTACAGTCTGGCCGGCTCGGCAAACTCAGCGCAGAAGTGATCGAGCTGGTCCGCGACGGCGCCAACGCCGTCAAAGCCAAGCTCGTCGGCGCCGCGCTCGTCACCGAAGGAGCCTTCGCGTCCGCTGCACTCTTCGCCCTCGCCGATCCCGACGAAGACGAACCCACCGAGGACTCGCCCGAGCCCGAGGACACCGAGGCCGATGAGTCGGCAGAAGAAGAGGAGGAGACCGTGGCAGACGCAACGGTTCCGACCGGCCTGCCGGCTCCCACACCGGCAGCCGTAGAGGTCAAGGAAGAGGGCATCCGCGCCCACGCCATGTTCGCCGCCATGCAGCGGGTCCAGGGCGGCCAGGCAACCCGAGACGACATCGACCTGGTACAGCGGGGCCTGGCCCCGATCAGCAGGGCCGAAATGTTCGCCCTCTCGGACATCAAGTACTCCGGGGTCGGTGGCGTCGGCGCGGTGGCATCCCCGGCGCAGTGGGTCGGAGAAGTCGAAGACGGCGTCGAATACCAGCCGCTGTTCGCGGGCCTGTTCGGACACAAGGATCTCACCGCCGCCACCTACACGGGATGGCGCTGGCTGGTCCGTCCTCAAGGTGGCACCTGGGCCGGGAACAAGGCTCCGATCCCCTCCAACACCCCCACCGTGGAACCCGTCACCGAATCCGCGTTCTACTGGGCCGGCGGACACGACCACGCCCGCGAGCACCGGGATTTCAACACCCCCGGATACTTCGAGTCCTACTACGCCGCCATGACCGAGGACTACCGGAAGTGGCTCGACAACATCATCCTCACCGAAGCGCTCACCAGCGCCACCGACATCACCGCCGACACCCCGCCCGCCGACATCGGCGCGGGCTGGTCCGCGCTCATCGACGGCGCCTACGAGATCATCGCCGCGGGACTCAAGCCCACCGGCGCGGTCGTCGACGGGACGCTGTGGAAGTCGATGGCGAAGACATCCACGGCGAACGTGCTCGGCTACCTCAATTCGGCGCTGTCACTCAGCGGCGACGGGTCGCTGGACGGGTTCACCATCGTCGGCGCCCCCGCCGGATCGGCACTCCCCGCCGGCCACACGCTCGTCGTGGCCCGCTCCGCCGCGGACGTGTATGAGCTGCCCGGTGTCCCGATCCGCGTTGAGGCCGCGAATATCGCGCAAGGTGGAATCGACACGGGCCTGTTCTCGTATGCCGGGTTCCTGGTGAAGAACCTCGCCGGTGTCGTCGACGTCGCGCCCGCCGTCGCGGCCGGTACTGCCTCAGCCAAGAAGTAGAACTGTGGCCAGCTGGTACACGATCGACGAAGCGCGGGACGATTGGCCCGGCGCTCCGCTCGACGACGTCCAGCTGCAGCTCGTGCTCGACGTCAGTCGGGCCGAGTGCGAGGCTTACGCCCCGTTGGCCACGGCCGCGGCACCGCCGGCTGAT